TGTCCTCTACTATCTGTAGCAGGTTCATGCGAGCGATGCTGCCACTGGTCTCGCCTAGTTCTTCATCATCGGCATCCATTGGCTCGTCGTCCATGCTGTAATCAGGCAATGGTGCATCTTCACCCAAGACACCTGGTTCAGCGTGCATGTAGTAATCCATGTAGTGATATATCTTGTCAAGCATAGCTGCTGCGCTGGTGAGGTTAGCTGCAATCCAAGGTTCAATCTCTTCGTCCTTGTTAATCATCTTCAGCATGTCCATACCATACTTCACGTTGCGATAGAGCTCGCTGCGTGCCATGCTAGCCTGGTAATCGTGGCTCTGCATATGATCTTCATGTATGGCTTGGCCAATCTTGCTTTTCATGTTCTCTGTTACCTTGTATGTCTTGCCATCAACTTCAAACTCGTCCTTACCAGAAGCTTTGGCAGCTGCCAATGCACCCGTGAATTCATTGCCTTCGTCCGTTATCTCTTCTGGTAATGCACCCTTGGGTCCGCCTAGTGGATAGAACTTGCTCATGCGTGGATCTTTTTTCATGTTTTTGAAATCATGCGGCGTCTTGGCTATGCCGCCTGCTGGTCGGCGACCTAGCACGTCTTGCGGCTTGTTCATAGCACGCTTCCCTTCTGGGCTCTTGTCTGGTGCAAAGAAGAACATTTCGTCCATCTCATGGCCGGCGTCAACACCATATTTCTTCATCAGTGCTGCAAGCTCTGGATCCATGCTATGTGCCGCTGCACCCTTGTCTGCCATGTGTGCCACTGTTTCCTCCTCGACTGGTGCGCTCTCTTCAGTCTTCTTGGCGTGATGCTTGTCATACATCTTGTGTCCCATGCGCAGTGCCATGAGGTTTTCCTTGGCCTGCCTGCGATCGTCTTCGTCGTCGTTCTTGTCACCAATGCGAGCTTCGTAATAGGCTATGAGATCCTTCATGGTCTTTGGAGAGAACGGTTGTCCTAGTCGCACTAGGTCTTCTCCAACGCGACCAAAGCTGTTGAGCATGGCCAGCAGCTTGTCATCCTTGGTGTTGGCCTTCTCAGCAAAATCCATCATCCAACGTCCTACTTTGCTAGCATGGCTCTCATTGAGTGTAGACTCATCGCTTTCGCGCAGGTTTCGAGGACGGCGCTTTGGTGCTATCTCTGTGAGATACAAGCGCACAGCTTCCATGATCAACATGTGCTTTGTATATGTTGGGTTGCTGTGCCAGCTGTTAAAAGCGCTCTCGCTAACGATGCTGTTTTTAACAATTTCGCTGCTGTCATGCAGTGCGGCGAGATCATCTATGCTTGCCTCATCCAGCGCTAGTTCTGTGTCATACACATGCTTGAGCGTGTGAGCTATCTGGGCGAGCCTGTGCTCTGCGCTTGTCTTTACATCATCAACGAACATGGAAACCTCTCCTGGCCAGCCGGCCTTATTGCTTGGATTGCTGGTATTTATTTAGCTATAGCTGGGAAGGAAGGACAGTAATCAGAGACTGAAACTGGTACCGCAACCACAGGTACTAGCAGCTTCTGGTATGTCTATCGAGAAGTAAGCTCCTGATAGATCGGTACGGTAATCGACTGTAGCGTTGTCTAACATATCGTAGCTCATTGGATCTATTATCACTGGTCCGGAGACGGTTTCTATCACCATGTCATCAGACTGGCGCATGTCAAAACTAAAACGTTTTTCAAATCCATTGCAGCCGCCTGAACGTATTTCTATGCGAGGATCTCCTGCGTTATTCTCACGCAGCTGACCAAAACGCTCTATGGCTTTATCTGTTAGCTTTACTGGCATCTTCGAGGATCGCCTTTATGTCGCGCTTGATGGCACCAGCAGTGTCTAATGCCTTCTGGAACTTGGTTGCGTATATGTCTTCCTTGATCATGTCGCCGCGTTTTTCAGCACGCTTCTGTGCCTGCTTGCTACTCATAGCATCTATCTTGCAGCTGGTGTAGCGATCATCCAACTCAAACAAGCGACGTACGGTTGGATTGTTGACATATTTGTTGCTGTTCAACATTTTCACTGCTGCTAGTGCAACTTCGTACAGCGTGATGTCGTCGGCGATCACAGTGCCGGTGCCAGTGTGTTGTATGCTGTAATATTGCTTGCCTGCTGCGCGTTGTTCGTTCAGATATATCTCTATCTTATACTCACCCACGCTCACGCTGTTGCTGTCGCGGCGAGTCTTTACAGCAAGCCTTTCATCTGGGCTGCTTTCCATTATGACTTCGTTGGTTACCTTGCTGAGGCTTTCCAACACCTTGGCCATGGCATGGATCTCAGCTTGGCTAGGACTGCCAGGCCCGCCTTCAGTGCTGAGGCTTTCAGTGACCATCTGAGATCCTGTTGGCGCTGGCGGCGGTGTCTCGCCGTTCATGATTGCCATCATGCGAGCCATCGCTTCGCGTTCTGCGTCAGTGACCACTGTCATCAGTCTCTCTCCACATATTCAACTTCATTGTAGGTGTAATAGGTTCGCCCGTCAATAAATGCTCGATCCAGCACCCCTCTGTGTACCAGCTGCCTAGCCAGTTCCTGTTCACGCTCGTTAAGTTCCTTGCGAGGCAGAGGAGCGCCGTGTCCACGAACACGTTCGCTCACTAGCAGTTCGTCATTGCTGACTGGTACCATCAATCCGCCTGTGATCTCAAGGAATTTCATTCTGTCGGTGCCGTCCCTGCTGCTGCTGGTGCTGCTTTGGCTTTGGTCATGTCCTGTGCGCTCTTGATGAGATCAGCACCCATGACTGCCAGCGCATTCAATTCCTGTTGCTTTTTCTGACCAGCTGCAGTCTGTGGCGGATTTGCTTTTACGCTGCCGCTGATAGCACTGAGCAAGCTACCTATTACATAGAAGCGTGCTGCTTCTGCATTGCCCTTGTACTGCGGCATGTTTTCTGCCTGTGTTACCAGCTTGCCCAACATGTCATTGCCCATGTCTTCTACCAGCGTTTCTTCAGCAATCACCGCACCGCTGTTTTCCAAACCCGCTAGTTGCATCATGCGGTTTAGCGCAGGCATGGCCTGCACACCACCAAGCACACCTTCTTCTATTTTCTTGCTTATCTTGGTCTCATGCACCATCTTGAGGTGTCCTTTATCTAAAATGCCCACGGTATTACGTGGTCCCTGTGCCACACGCACTTGTGTTATCTTGCCTTCATATATCACTTGTTCACCAACCTCATACTGAGGTATCAAGGCAGCAGATGCTATCTCTCCTTGGCTGAGATGATGCTTCGCTTGGCGGCTGAAACGGTCAGCAGTGGTCTCGTAGAGACCTTCCGCGCCATTTAGATCTACCTGTGCGAATTTCTTGAGACGTCTCATGTCATCATCCTCCGAGGTTATGGTACGTATGAATTCAAGCATTGGGGTCAGCGTACCTTGGTTTCTTGATAGGGAACATTGGTTTAGGGAGCTTTGGTAAGTCGCGCTGCGGTCCTACTTCACGATCAACCTTGGCTAGCTGACCATCCTTACGGACCCAGGCTCGCTTGATGCGCTTGACACCTTCAAATACTTCATCCAGCAACATTGCATGCTCTCCCCGTGAGATATTTAGTGCCTATTCATGCGAAAGGGCACCCGGAGGTGCCCTTCCTGTATTGTTAACCTGTGGGTTGATCTATTAGATCAAGCCGCCTGGGAGGATGCCAGTGAGAGCAGCCATCGTGTTGGTGAGGCTGGTGCTGCTGGTGTTCCAGGTGTTGACGTATGGAGCAACAGTGTTCGTGGTAGCGAACGTGTTGTTCAATGCATATGCGCTGCTGTTGGTTGAACCGCTGAGAACCTGAGTGCTCTGCGTGTCATAGCAGTATAGTCCATCGAGACCGCCATAGAGTGCATTGTTGCTGAGAACAAGGTAACCATTCTGGTTGGTGTTGTCAGCTGTGGTGGTGCCATAGTTGTTGTAACCATAAGCTTCCCAGATGTTATTCTTTTCAGTGCTCACTGTCACGATGGTGATCGTGAGTCCAGTGGTGTAGCTGCTACCGAACACGCTGCTTACTGAAGCGTTGTTGTTGTAGTAACCAGCCTGAGCGAAGTAAACGCTGGTGTGTGCGTTGATGGTTGCACCGTTGATGCTGCTTGGCAGCGTGCTGATGCCAACCTGCACTGGGTTACCACGTCCTGCGAAGGTGTTCACGAGGATGTTGTAGTTCTGCTGCTGATAGAAAGCATCGAGGTATGCATTGAGGCTGCTGTATGTTGTTGGTACGCCTGCACCATTGGTTACAGTGACGTTGGTCCATGTGCCAAGGGTAGCATAGGTTTGATAACCAGGAAGGTCAACAACTGGAGTGTCAACGTTGGTCTGGCTAACTGGAACCAGGGTGGCGAATGCCCACCACTGTGGCTGTCCACTGAGGAACGAACCAGCCTGGTAGTTACCATTTACTTGATCGGTCATTTTCTCTCTCCTTAAGAGTTAATGCAAAATTGTTTTGCTGTGATTATTTATACCGCAGGCTAAATCAGCTGCGCTTGCTAGACCGTTTGGTCTTCTTGGCTGGTTGCTTGGGTTCTTCGTAAGGAATGTAGCCAAAAAGGCTGGGACGACGGTTTATGTTTCCCATGGGATTAGCTACGCTTGCGATGTTTCCTGCGCTGGTAGCACCGCCACTTGCGCTTTCTACCATGTCTAAGAAATCATCATCTTTCTTGACTAGATCTCTGATCCTCATGTCTTGGCTGCCTTCCTTATAAGTGCATCTGCTGCTGCTATACCCGCGGCAATGGCCAAACCTTTTAGCAATCCAAATCCGCCGTGTTTATTTACTGATGCTACAGGTGCACCGCCAGTTTCTGCATCATTTACACCATGTAATTCATACCTATTGACGTGTGCCAGATGCTGGAATTGATTGATTATGTCTCCCATGCTAGCTTTAGCACGCAGAGCCTGCAACAATCTGGTTACTGTGAGCTGCTTTTGCTCTGTATCAAGCTTGCCTGTATCCCATTCGCTAGCAAGGCGACGAACGCTGCGATAGTTGCTGTTGGTGATGTGCAGCTGTTGCTCTATGTTCATCAACAGGCGCCTAGCCAATGAACCGTCATAGGTAGGACGGCTCATAGCTGTCAAAAGCTGCCTAGTGCTAGCACCATTGAAATGTACCTGATGCCAGAATAGATCGTTGGCCTCTGGATGGTTTAACTGTTTTCCAACCACGCTGTCGTGATCCCTGATCACATGCAGGAATTGATATAGATCAGTGTTTTGACGATCCTCGCGATCAAAATTGCTATGGCTCATGGTGCGACGAGCATATGCTTGTGCAAATGGCGCTGTCTCATATTCGCTGCGCATTATGTGTAGAGCATTCAAGTATACGAAAGCCAACTCTGCCATGTCTTTGGCATTGAAATTGTGAGGATTTCTATTGCGTAACAGCTGATTCTCATCCAGGGTGTTGATCAACGACAGTTTCACGCTGGCTCCTTCTTCATGAAGTGCGGGCGATTTACCAGCTTGATCTTTCCGCTTGGTGTGTCTGCCACATATCCTTCGTGTCCAGGAACGTCTCTGAGATCAGCCCTAACGGTACCGCCAACCTGTGCATCAACGTTTTGTTTTAGCTGATCCTTTAGCTTGGTCAATTGATCAGCCACCATCCAGGCTGCTCCGTAGCCCTTGGGGTTCTCAGCAATCCAAGACAAGAGATTCTCACGTTTGCGTTCAGTGATGTCCTTGGTGTTGCTCTTGGCCCACGAAATGAAACCGTTGGCTGCATCTGCCAGACCATGCGCACCGGCATAGGCTCTGCTGTTCACGTATTTTTTCATTAGGTCTGGTAGGTTGGTCAATTGTCGTACTGCCAAGCTTGCAGGATCCAAGAACTTGTCAATGCTGGCTTTGTTGCTGTTGATAAAATTATTCAAAGAAGTGATCAGCTTTGTTGGTAGCGCTGTGCTCTCGAGATCGCGTATCTCTGGTCCCATTATGACCAATCCAGGTGACTCTCGCAGCCCGCTATTGCCTATATCGCCTATTGCACGAGGCTCGTCATCCTCACGGCTATCAAACTTGCTGTGTACTGCTATACCGGCACGGCTCTTGCCAATGCGCTTTCCAAGCGGGCTATCTACTGGTATGCGATAGGTTATCTTGTTAGGCATAAACACATAATGACCGTCGATGATTTCTGGTGTTTTCGTCCATAGGACATCACCTTCGAGATATCCCTGCATGTCCTCCGGCACTGCTTTCTTGAGCATGCCATACATACCTGCGATACTCTTGGCATAATCTTGCCTGCCTGGTTGGTCTGGTTTACGCATGAAAAGCATGGTATCCAACTCGCTTGCGCTGCGTGGCATGCCTCCAGGTTTTTTGCTACCAAATCCGCTCTTGTCAGTGACGGTGAATCCATCTGCATCATTACCAAATATCAAGGCAGGGCTGCCATCCCACTTGATGGTAACAGTATGTGGCTGTTCAGCTGCTTGTGTTAACGCTGTCAATGCCCTTTTGGCGCCTGCAGCACCTTCATCAAACACTAGATCTTCTGGGTGATCGATACGAGCTTTGGCTTCTGTGATGAACCAGCGCTGCGGTATGATGATATCGCTGTGCCTCACGACTGTTGCCTTCCAGCTGGTACCTTTACTCTAGGTTTAGCAGCAGGGGCAGCAGGTGCTGGTTGAGCGGGAGCCGCTGGCGCCGCAGCAGTTTGCTTGGGAGCCGTTGGTTTTTTGCCTTTGGCTATACCTGCAATGAGCCTTAGATCCTGCAATATGGCAACACGAGCATTTGGCTTTTGCTTGGCAACAGCAAGAGCTATCTGTTGAATGATGTTTGGATGAGCTGAACGTGTGGCTTCTGTTATCTTTTGCGTGTTGAGTATGTCAATTACCTGCTTTGCCTGTGCGGGTTTCAGCTTGGCTATCTCGCTGCGTATGCC